GGTTCCGTTAGAAACAATAGAAATTAATCCACTTCCACTCCTGAATAGTCCTGTGTCGGTGTCCGTAGTGAAGCTAATACTGGGAACCTGGGATGTACCGTCAGGAAATGTCCCACCGGCATTGACATAATCTGCACCTGCATAGATCACACCGAAGAATGCATGTCCACCGGTAGGAGCAGAACTAAATACTATATTGGTTCCAGATAATCTAAATCCAGCAGAACCTGAAGGATCAGGTTCTTGTATGACACCATTTATTGATATTAATAATTGTGATTCAAACTTTGGAAAAGGAACAGGTGCTGATCCTTTAACCTGCAAAGCAAATGAAGTAGCATTGCCATTAAAACCACTCGATATATCATCTATGATTTTGTAATCTTCATTACTCCTTATATCATTTCCTATATATGGCATAGATAATCAACTACAATATTCTTTTTTCTCCTATTATTTTAAGGTCAGTAATCTTTGAAATTACTTAGTATTAGGTCCCGCAGTAGATGGTTGAGTAGGCCAGACAACTTTATCAGAGGTTTCATCTTTGTAAGTTTGTGGTATATCTCTAAGAATCTGTCTGTACGCAGCCCATTGGGATTGGTCAACAGTCGCATCAGGATTTGTAGTCCAATCACTGGACTTTAATAAATAGTTTCTTTTCTTTCTAACATTTTCCCAAGTATCATCTTTTAATTCCAATACTTTATGTTCATTTATTTTTTCATCTAAAGAAGCAACTTCAGCCTTAAGAATTTCAAACTTAGTCAGCAGATTAGAAAGATCAATGTTCTGTGTTAATGCCATTTTATGTTTGTTCTAGATAACTTACTGCAGCATCTAAAGCACTAGCTGTGTTTGAATTTATACGCAAAATATCGCTTGATTGCATAATTATCTTTGATCCGCTAATTATTTCTAACGATGCTCCGGCAGGAACTGGTGCATTCTTAATTAAGAATACATTATCTCCACTATTTTTAACTAAAAAGACATCAACTTGGGTACTTGATGCTGTTTTATTTGAAATTAAAATGCTTAAGATAACCAGAGTTGCTGAACCTCCTGCAGTAACCACGTTAGTTGCTGCATTACCTGTTCCTGAATTACTTACTGAAGATTTAGTATCAATCTTAAAGGTGTTTGCCATATTATCCTAGAGCCAGTATAAGAGCGATTTGTGAGGAGCTATCAAATTCTCCAGTAACAGTTAGGTTTCCTGAAACAATCAAATCACTGCTATTCGGAATTGAAACTGTACCTGATGAATCTATTGTAAGCCTTGCAACTCCTCCGGTCACCAGCTGTATCTGATCCTGTCCAGTGCTCATTATTCCAGTATCTGGATCATTAGCAAACTTTAATGCACAGCTAGATAATGATCCTAATGCCAGATTAGAATTACTAAAATCTTCTCTCAATAGAGAGAAACCGCCTAGCGTAGTTGCGTCATGAATACAAACTGTTTTCTTTTCAGTATCTACAGTTACTTCACCAACTGCTCCTATGAACGCAGAATGTTCACCAGTTGTTCCTCTTCTAAATTGTACTTGTGTTGCCATAATACTATTCTAAATTAAAGAATTATTAGATTTTCTCCTGATCCAACAGTTACTGTAACACCACTATTTATAGTGAGTGGACCAGCAGACATAGCGTTTTTATTATTTGTTATGGTGTAGTTTGTTGTTACAGTCTGACTATTTTCATAAAACACCTCATCAGAGCCACCCCCGGTTGCACCGGCAGCTACTCCTGTTAGGTTAGATCCATCACCATATAAAGTGTCAAAATATCCGTTAGCAACTCTAGTACCATTTGAACCGATATCGTAATTGCTGTCAGTGGCAGGGATAAGATGTCCGCTACTGTTTATAGTCCATCTGTCTGTTCCATTGCTATGTCTAAATATAAATCCACTAGAACCTCCTTGAATATATAAATAATTTGAATGATGTTGTATCTTTGTAGAATTCCCTGTCCAGTTTCCGTTATTAAATCTTATATCACTATTAGCACCGATATTAACAGCAGCAGCACCACCATTAAAAGTAATGTCTCCACTTGCTGTGTCGGCTGTGTCTGATCTTAAGAAACTACCGCTATCTATAGAATCTAAAGTTGTAGCGTTTACTCCTGTTAAATTAGAACCATCGCCATATAAAGTGTCAAAATATCCGTTTCTTATTCTTGTACCATTTAAACCGATATCATAAGTGCTATCTACACCTGGTACAAAATGTCCACTATCATTAACAAAAAATCTATCAGAACCACCTGATGATCTAAATATAATTGCTTTTGAGTCATTTGCACCACTACCGCCTTGAATGTACAAAGAGTCGTTGTGATGCTGAATTTTTGTAGAATTTCCTGTCCAAGATCCACTGCTAAGTCTAATATCACTGTTTGCTGCGATAGTTACAGCACCCGCCCCACCTTGAAAATTTACATCATCATAAAGAATTGTTGATGAGTTTTGGAAAAGAGCCATAGAACCACCATCACTTCCTCTTAGCTGTATTCCGCTACTACCGCCCTGTATATATAGAATATTGCTATGATGTTGTATTTTTGTTGATTCTCCTGTCCAACTTCCATTAGTTAATCTAATATCACTACCTCCTCCAACAGTTACAGCACCCGCACCACCACCAAAAGTAATATCTGAACCCGCAAAATCCGCAGCATCTGCTCTTAGGAAACTGCCAGAACCAATACCATCTAAAGTATCTGCATCAAGTCCACTTCCTGATCCATCTACTGTTTTTAGTAATGTAAGTATCTCGCTTGCTGACTGATCTGCTGTAGCACCATCTTCTACGTTTATCATGCTTCTGACGTTTGCAGCCGTCAGTGCTGTTGGATTTCCCGAACCACTCGCAACTCTTCCAAAAATTCTATTTTGATCTAAGTCTTGTAACTTCGCCATTGTTACAGCATTGTCGGCTAGTTTTCCCGTTGAAATAACCCCATTATCAACAGTAAAAGTTCCACCTGAGTTCGATACCGTAATCTCACCTTTGTCTCCATCTGTTATTGCATTTCCACTACCATTATTAGTTGCACTTGCAGCAATGCCATTAAGTTTTGAGTGATCTGCGTCTGTAAATACATTACTATCACTAGCACTTTCTACTAAAGCTCTTATTTCTGCTGCTGTTTGATCTGCTGTTGCACCATCTTCTACATTAATTATTGTTCTTACTTGTGATGCTGTCAGTTCTTGTGGAGTACCATTGCTAACTCTTCTACCAATTAATGTATTTGCAGTTAATGTGCCTAATTTTGATATAGAAATGCTAGCACTTGCGTTTATATCTGCATTTACGATAGTTCCATCTGATATCTTGGCAGACGTTACAACTCCACTTCCTAATTTATTCTCTGTTATAGAACTGTTTTCTAATTTATCACTTGCATTTATAGAAGCGTCTGCAATCTTTGACCCTGCTATCGCTGCACTTGCGTTTATATCTGCATTTACGATAGTTCCATTAACTATTTTCGCTGAATTAATTTGCCCGTCGGCTATCTCACTTGCGGTTAATTTGTCAGATTGCAATAAAGTTTTTATCTCACTTGCAGTCTGATCTGCTGTAGCTCCGCTTTCAATTCCATCAAGTTTTGAGCCATCTACCGACAAGTCTCTACCATCTACTGTTTGACTTCCAGAAAAAGTAATATTACCTGTGAACTGACCACCTGCTAAAGGCATCTTAGTCGCAATGCTGTTTGTAACTGTGGTACTGAACGCAGCATCATCATTCATAGCTGCTGCAAGTTCATTTAAAGTATCCAATGCGGAAGGTGCCCCATTGATTAAATTATTTATTGCTGTCGTTACATAGGCTGTAGTAGCCACCTTAGTAGTATTATCTGACGCTGATTGAGTTGTCGCTGTTATACCATTAGCTAATGCTCCAGTGACTGTATTATCTCCTAAAGCAATAGTTTTATTTGTTAATGTCTGAGCAGCTGTTAATACAGCTAAAGTATCATTAGCATCTGGAACAGTTAATGTTCTTGTAGTGCTGCTAGATATACCTGAGCACTCAAAAGCAAGTTGTTTTGTATTATCTGAATTATCTCTGATTCTAAATCCACTGTCATTAGTTACTACAGCAGCAGAGGTTATAGAAGATAGACCAGTAAACGTCGTATTACTATTGCCCAGGGCAGTAGAAGTAGAACCAATAGTAATAGTACTGTTAGC